TCTGGCTTCAACAAGGAGGTAATGGGCGAATTGAGTCTGGAGGATACAACTCAGAAGGGGATTACACAGACTGGTATTTTCGAGATGTTGCTGATAGTGACCCCTCGGTAACCTATTATGGAACACAGTCCGATGACAGACCTTGGAAGCCTGCTAATACAGGCATCGTAACGATTACTCCTGCCCCAGAGACAGTCACAGTAGACCGCACAGCTTCCGTAATAGATTCAGACCGTAAGGGTGAGTCTCGTCCACTACTAAGTAAAGTAGTAGGTGGAGCAGCAGCGGCTTACAGCCTACGTGACCTCAACGACAAAGCAGGTAACAACAAGGTAGTTGAAGTAAGACGTTCTAGTGACGATACGGATAGGATTTTCTTAGCCAAAGAGGTATCTAACGGAACGCTAGAGGCTTGGGTAAATCCTGAAAATGGTGTATTTCAAAACACAGGATATGAGTCCTTTACCAATGCCTCTGCTACTGGGCTTACAGCATCTAATACAGGTTCAACTGGGTTTGCTGTATCAGATATATTAGATGGGGTCAGTGGAGATGTGGTATCGGTTTCTTTTGATATAGATATTACAAATGGCTCTCCATCTATTTCTCTTAGAACCGTAATGGATGGTGGCTCTACTGCATCCAATTCTGCAACTTATACAAGCTCTGGTTCTAAAACAGCTACACTTACAGCAACTAAAGGTTATGTGGGAATTGGATTTACCGAAGGTGATGCTCCATCGAACTTTACCGTTTCTAATTTTAAAATTCTAGGGGATGGCTTCGTATCCAAATGGTATGACCAGTCAGGTAACGACAATGACGCTGTGCAAGCAACTGCTGGAAGCCAACCTAAGGTTGTTGATGCTGGTTCTTTGGTAACAGGAGGAATAGATTTCCTTGATGGGACTGATACTTTCCTTGAGACAACTAACTCCGATATATGTAACGTAGCACAACTCTCTCTGTTTACTGTATTAACCCCACATATTGCGTCTAGTCAAAAATCCGCATTTTCTTGTGGGGCAACCGTTGGAAGTAGCGCAAATTATGGGGGTTGGGAAATGAATCTAAATGGTTATGGCGACGATGCTAGTTTCCAAACTCAAGCTAAAGGTAACAGTGCTGTTGCTGGTGTATCTACAGATGTAACAAGTAGCGAAGCTCTATTATCATTCGTTAGTACTTTCCCCAACGCTTCTATTTCGAGGGACGGTGGAACGGCAACGACCACAAGTTCTATGATATCCCCAAATCAAACAGGAACGGGCGCAAGAAGATTTAGAATTGGTTGTAAATATACTTTTCGGACTGCTAACTTTTACACCCAGCCCATAAATGAAATAATTATATATACCTCCGACCAGTCAGCCAACCGTCCAGCCATCGAAGCTAACATTAACAATCAATACGACATCTACTAATGTATCTAATCTACGCAAGCGAAGAAGCCGCCATTGAGCGAGCCGACGAAGAAGGCAAAGACCGTAACTTCGGTTACTGGACTACTGGAGGAACCACACGTTGGGTGACTAAGCCAGTCCCTACGGCTGACGGTATGTGGGCTTTAGATGTTTCTGAGTATGACCTCGATGAACTTGAGGAGACTTCCACCGTTGACACCTACGCAATCCCCGACACCATCGAAGATAACCCTTAATTACCCCCTTTAACCCTGTCCGTTCCGTAGTGCTCCTTAACCTCAATCGGTGAGATTTTATGACCAACAGAAGGAAGCCCCCCGTTCGGACAGGGATTATTTATAAATATACAACATATGAATACTGAAACAGCTCAAGCACTCTACTCCAAACTGGAAGGTAAGCGATACCAATACGTAGATCGTGCTCGCCAGTGTTCCAAACTAACTCTACCCTACATCATTACCGATGAGGGCTTTGGCGCACATAGCCGCCTAGAAACACCCTTTCAAGGCATCGGCGCTCGTGGAGTAAATAACCTAGCTTCTAAATTACTGTTAGCGCTCCTGCCACCTAATGCCCCTTTCTTTCGTCTTAACGTAGACAATCATGGACTAGAACAAGAAGGCGCTCCACCAGAGTTAATCTCTGAGATTGAGAAATCCCTTCAGCAAGTTGAAGAGTCCGTTATGGACGAGATTAGCCGTGAGACATATCGCACTGCTCTCCATGAGGCCCTAAAGCACCTTATCATAACAGGTAATTCTCTAGTCTACCTTCCTGAAGACGGAGGTATGCGTGTGTTCCATCTTGACCGTTTCTGCGTAGAGCGTGACCCAATGGGTAACATTCTCTACATCTGCACCAAAGAGCAACTATCCTATATGTCCCTCTCACAAGAGATGAAAGACATTGCTGGTAACACTGATGGACAAGGCGCTGACAATGACGTCAACCTGTTCACTGCTGTGTGCCGCAAGGAGAATGGATGGAAGGTATGGCAAGAAATCAATGGCAACCTTATTCCTGATAGTGAAGGCTTCTACCCACTAGACAAGAACCCCTTTATCCCGCTCCGCTTCTCCCGCATCGACGGTGAGGATTATGGGCGTGGATACGTTGAAGAGTATCTAGGTGACTTGCAATCTCTTGAGAGCCTCCAAAGAGCTCTTGTAGAAGGCTCGGCAGCCGCTGCTAAGGTACTCTTCCTCGTTAATCCCAACGGCACAACTCGCGCTAAGACACTTGCTGAATCACCTAATGGTGCTATCGCTCAAGGTAACGCTGCTGATGTGTCCGTTCTCCAGCTCAACAAGTTCAATGACTTCCGAGTTGTCCAAGAGAGCATCCAGAAGATTGAAGAGCGTCTCGGTCACGCCTTCCTGTTGACCTCAGGTGTTGTTCGTAACGCTGAGCGTGTGACAGCAGAAGAGATACGTATGCTAGGACAAGAGCTAGAGGTCGCTATTGGTGGTCTCTATTCGTTACTCTCAGTAGAGCTTCAGATGCCTATGGTTAATCGCTTGATGGATGTCATGCGTAAGAAGAAGAAGCTTCCTAAGATGCCTAAGGACATTATCAATCCTGTTATCATTACAGGTGTTGAAGCCCTTGGTCGTGGTAACGATTTACAGAAGCTGGATATGTTCCTAGCTGGTGCTGCTCAAGTAGTAGGCCCTCAAGCCGTAGCTCAATATGTGAGTGTCGGAGAATACTTTAAACGTCGTGCTACCTCCCTCGGTATTAAAACTGATGGACTAGTTAAGACAGAAGAACAAATGGCTCAAGAAGCCCAACAAGCCCAACAAATGCAAATGGCAGAAAAGCTAGGCCCAGCAGGGATCAAAGCTATTTCTGACCAAGCGAAAGTACAACAAGAACAAGCTCCCGTAGAGGAATAAGAGAAATAGAAAATGGCTGACCTACATCAAGTACAGATCAACGAAACAAACGAGGAAGAGAATATCTCCCTAGAAAAACAGGCTGCTATGCAAGAAGAAGCAGCTAACCAGCGTAACCAAACGCTTGAAGCCGACCCCAACGAGGGCAAGGAAACTATCGAAGAGCAACTTAATGAAGAAGAAGAGGCTACCGAAGAGGAACGTCCTGAGTGGCTTGATGAGAAGTTTGAGAGTCCCGAAGAAATGGCTAAGGCTTACAAGGAGCTTCAGAAGAAGATGTCCAAGCCAAAGGCAGACAAGAAGGCTACAACAGAGGAGCCATCTCCTACAGAGGCAACTACAGGCGCTATTGATGCGGCTCGTGGTGAGTTCGCTGAGGCTGGTGAGTTGTCTGACAAGACCTTTGATGCTCTTGAGGCCGCTGGGTTACCCCGTGAGTTCGTTGAGCAATACATCGCTGGTCAAGAAGCTATGTCTGTTCAGCAAGCTGCTACTATTCAAGAGTCGATTGGTGGCGCTGGAAACTACGAGGCTATGGCTGAGTGGGCTTCTGAGAATCTCGCTGACAGTGACCTTGACGCATTTAACGACATTGTAGAAGGCAACTCAGTAGAGCAAGCCCGTGTAGCTGTTAAAGGACTGTATGCTCAGTTCCAAGCCGCTGGAGGCAAAGGCCCTTCTCTCGTTCAAGGTTCCACTTCAGGTGACTCAGGTGTAAAGCCCTTTGGTTCTACTGCTCAAGTTACTGAAGCTATGCGTGACCCTCGTTATGCCAGTGATCCAGCTTACCGTGAAAACGTAGAAAAGCGGATGTCCGTTTCCTCAATATTTTAAACCAATAAAGTAAATTATTATGAAAGAAATTATCTCATACCTAGTATCTAACGTGGACAGTATTCTACTTACTGTTTCTGCTATCGTAGCTGCCGCTTCTGCTGTAGCTGCTCTCACCCCTACCCCTTCAGATGACGCTTTTGTTGCTAAAGCTTACAAGGTCATTGATTGGCTAGCCCTTAACATCGGTAAAGCTAAAGACAAGTGATAGCTACTGTCGTTCAATTACTAATAGCGTTCCCTAAAATAGGAAAGCTGTTGCTAACGATACGTTCTGAATATGTCAAAGAATTGGCTAATCGTCGTCACGCTGAGCACCGCACTCGTATTGATGAGTGGGTGCGCGACACTGAGACAAAGCAGGATTCCTGAGTTTATAGAGGAGCTAGACCAACACGAGTTTAGTTCCTCTGAGAGGGAAACCATCGGGGACATCCTCGACTACGTTAATGACCTAGAAAACGATGTTAATTAAACTCATACTCGCATCCCTTTTACTGTTTGGGTGTTGCCAAGCAGACACCTCAATAACCCTTAAAGACTTCGTTAAGTTAATCCCTCAGTGGGAAGTCTACCCCGACAGTCCTCACACAATAGTGGGTGACAACGGGGCTGCTTATGGTCACTACCAGATACACAAGGTAATGGTAGATGATTACAACCGTATTACTGGTTCTAAAGCCATTCATACGGACGCCTTTGACCCAGTGGTCGGAGAGCGTATCGCCTATGCTGTTCTGAGCCACTACGCGAAGCACATTCAAGCCTCTGGGATTACACCTACGGCTGACCACATGCTGTTCATCTGGAACGGAGGTGGTGGAGCTTGGAAACGTGTTGAGAACCCACAAGCTGACCAGAAGCAAATCAATCTTAATACCTACAGAAGTAGGGCAACCCCAATAATAAATAACTACATAAATGGTAAAGAGAAAAGGCGTAAGCCTACGGAAAGAACATAAGTCTAAGAGTGGAGGTCTCTCCAAGAAAGGCAGAGACTACTACAATCGTAAGACTGGTTCTAACCTAAAAGCACCTCAACCTAAAGGAGGCGCTAGAAAACGCTCTTTCTGTGCTCGTATGAGTGGTGTCAAGGGGCCTATGAAAGACTCCAAAGGACGTCCTACTCGCAAAGCTCTCGCTCTTAGAAAGTGGAAGTGCTGACCTATGAAAAACTGTGGATGTTCAAAATGTGCTATGAAACGTAAGAAACTAACAATCAAAAAATCTAAACCCAAAAAATACTAATGGCTAAAATATGCCCTAAAGGAATCGCTTGGGCAAAGCGCACCTTCGACAAATACCCATCTGCTTACGCAAACATGGCGGCGTCTAAATATTGCAAAGACCCTAATTATGGCAAAGGGCGTAAGAACCTAAAAGTCAAAAAGAAAAAGTAACATGGGAGAACTAGCAAAATGGAGAGCCCAACGCTGGGTTCGTATTGGAACCGATGGAAACATCAAAGGTGAGTGTGGCACTTCCAAGAATAAGAAGAACCCTGACCGATGCCTTCCCATCGCTAAAGCTAGAAGCCTCAGTAAATCAGAACGAGCATCTACAGCTAAAAAGAAAAAGAAAGCTGGCTCTAAGGGTAAGCAGTTTGTTTCAAATACTAAGGCTGCTCGCGTGTCTTTGCGCGTTAATAAAAAGAAATAAACCTTTCGTTCCCATCCGCAAGAAGTAACAGCTTTGCCCTCCGAGGAGGATAACCTAGCGGTGAACCAAGTGAGTAAGAACACCTAACCTGTGACCCCCACTCTGGGAGTTGCTACTAAGTAAACTAACTCAAAAAGAAAAACTAATACAATGGCTAATACAAGTCCGTCCCGTTTGGGACAAGTAAACGGTTCTGGAGACGTCGATAGTCTCTTTCTTAAAGTGTTCTCAGGAGAAATCCTGACTACCTTTGAGGAGCAGAACATCATGAAAGACCTGCACATGGTTCGCACCATCTCGTCTGGTAAAACAGCTCAGTTCCCTGTCACAGGTGTTGCTGAAGCTAAATACCACACAGTCGGTGAAGACATCGTGGACAGCTCTAACAGCTACCTATCCAACATCAAGCACGCTGAGCGCACCATCAACATTGATGACGTTCTGATTGCTTCGACGTTCATCGCCAATATCGATGAGCTCAAGAACCACTACGACGTCCGTAGCATCTACGCTAAGGAACTCGGTAAGGCTCTTGCTAAGCGCTTCGACATCGCAACAATGAAGACTCTCTTCGCTGCTGCTGGTGGTTCGTCCGAAATCGGAGGCAACGGAGGCACAAGCGTCTCTGGTGCTACTACCACAACTGCCGCTGGTCTTGTTGACTCGCTCTACGCTGTGGCTCGCTCGCTTGACGAGAAAGACGCTCCTGAAGAAGGTCGTTTTGCTGTTCTCAGCCCAAGCCAATACTACACTCTCCTCACTGCTGACAATGTTGCGATCAATCGTGACACAGGTGGTGTTGGTGACGTTTCAACAGGTAAGATTGCTCAAGTTGCTGGTATCAGCCTCTTCAAGAGCAACCATCTCGACAGCATCATTGCTGGTGGTGATGACTCTGCTGTAGCTACTGGTGATGGCGCATCTAACAATGATGTGTTCGGTGCTGGTGGTACTGGCTACAACGGTGACTTCTCCGC